ACAACCAAACGAAGAAAACAGAAGATGGAAGCTATTAGACAACAACAGAGGTTTAATAAGTGGAGTAAAGAGAATACATAAATATATATGTATATACAACCATCACTAATATATTCATATATATGTGTTATAGTATAAATAACATAAAATAACATGCCGTTCCAAAAAGGAAATAAACTAAGTAAAGGCCGTCCAAAAGGTGCAATCAATCGTTCAACTGAGATGATGAAGTTGAGTGTTGCTCGTGCAACAAATCAAGTATTGAATGATTTACCTAAGTTAATGGAGGATATGAAAGAGAAAGACCCGATTAAGGCGGTAGAGATAGCATTAAAGTTGTTAGAGTTCCACTTACCTAAACAATCACGAGTAGAAATGAAAGGTGAGATAGAACAGAAAATACAACAGATTACTGTTAACATTAATAAAGCAGATGGAAATAACGATTAACACAACTGTAACCTTTGATAATCTTATATCAGCCAGTAAGAGAATCACACACCATGTCGGAGGAACCAGAAGTGGCAAAACTTATGCCATCCTTCAATATCTCATAGTAAAAGCTCTACAAGAACCACAGCAAATAACTGTGGTTCGTAGAACTGTACCAAGTTTAAAGAGAAGTGTTATAAAAGACTTCAAAGAGATAATGTTAGACTTAGGTATATGGAGTAATGAATCGTATAACATCTCAGATAGGGTATATTCGTTCTCTAACGGTAGTTCTCTGAGTTTTGTTAATACTGATGATGCAGAGAAATTAAGAGGTGTTAAATCGAATATTTTATTTATTGATGAAGCATCAGAACAACACGAAGAATCATATTTCCAATTGAGTATTCGTACAACAGGTGAGATTATCTTAGCTTATAACCCAACTATCTCACCTTATCACTTTCTTCGTGGTATGGATGATGTAGAAGTATTTAATACAACCTACAAGGATAATCCTTACTTACCTGATGTAATGGTAAAAGAGATTGAATCTCTTGAGAAGAAGAATCCAAAGTATTGGAAGATATATGGTTTAGGTGAATATGCAGCTAACGAGAAAGCAGTATTCCAAAACTTTCAGATATTAGAAGAAATGCCTACACATGAATTAGTAGGATTTGGAATCGATTTTGGATTTAGTAATGACCCAACTGCTTTGGTAGCCGTACATAGACATCACGATATGTTGTATGTAAGAGAACTAATGTATGATACAGGTCTAACTACAACAGATATTATTAACAAATTAAAATCACTAAACATAGGTAGACAAGATGAGATATGGGCCGATTCTGCAGAGCCACGATTAATCGAAGAAATCTATCGTTCTGGTTTTAACATAAAACCTGTCAAGAAGGGGCCTGATAGTATCAACTTCGGTATCTCGGTATTACAGAACTTTGGTTTAGTTGTAGATAAGAAGAGTACGCATTTGATTGATGAGTTATATGGTTATGAATACAGAACAGATAAGAATGGTATTGTATTAGATAAACCACAAGACTTCAATAATCACCTAATCGATGCATTGCGTTATTTAGCAATGTCAAGATTGAGTATAAAAGAACAGAACCGAGGGAAATATACAATATCCTTTGGTAATTAAAATAATAATATGGCACAAATAGTAGAAGTAGAATTACCAGAAGAATATATAAACAAGAACAAGTATGAGATATACACACATCTTGAACAAGTTAGTATATATGCTCACAAGTTAAAAGAACAAATAGAAGATTTACAAGCTGAGGTAAAGTTAAGAGATTTACAATTACAAAAACAAAGAGCTGATATTTTAAAACTTAAATCGTATGTAGGACATCAAAACATTAAGATAAAAGATTTAGAATTAGAAAGTGATAACTTTATTGAGGTAAGTGTAGAAGAAGAAAAAGAAACACCAAACTTTATACCTGCAAGTTTACCATTTGAAGAAGTACAAGGAAAGATAAATAAGATATGAAAAAAGAAGTAAAGATAGTAGTACCAACAAATTATTCAGCAGTAACACTTAAGAAGTATTTACGAATACAAAAAGATTTAAATGATTACTCTGATAATAAAGAAGCACAAGATGCATTCTTAGTATGGAACTTATGTGGTTTAACACCTGAGATTACAAATGCATTAGATAATGAAACCTTACAAAGTATCGTAGTAGATTTACAAGGATTCTTATCAAAGACAGATTTTGAATTACAAAGAATTGTAGATATTAATGGTGTTAAGTATGGATTTGAACCTAACTTAGCTAAGATGAGTTATGGTGCTTATTTAGATTTAACAAGATTTAAAGATATTGGTATTGATGAGAACTGGTCTTCTATCATGTCTATATTATACAGACCTATAACACAGAAGAGAGGTGCCTTGTACGATATAGAACCTTATAAGGGTGAAGAACCAAAGAACAAAGATATGTGGTTAGATGTAAACATGGATGTGCATTTCGGATGTTTTTTTTTCTTCAATCGTATCTCAAATCTCTTGTTGAAAGATACCCTGAACTCTTCGAAGGAAACCCTGGTGACGGAAGTGAATCATCCATTCATACACACAATTTTTCAAAAAAGTGGGGAAGCTATACATCAATTGTTTCGTTAGCCAATGAAGATGTAACTAAGTTTGATGTGGTTACATCTATGGAACTTGAACAATGTTTGTTGTACCTATCATATAAAGCCGATAAAAACCAATTAGAAGGGATAATTCATAGGCAAGCTATGGCTAAATACAAGCGAAAGTAAGCTTATCAATATAATTGTGATGTAGTTTGTTATATCTATAAAACATTTATGTCATATTCAAGAAGTTTAAGAAAAGCGAGAACTACTGGTACATCAGTAGGGCCTACACTTGGTAAATCTTCACCTAAGAATAATAGAAGAGGATGTCTATGTTTAGATTCAAACACCTACTCTACTAAATGCTGTGAAGGTTACCTTATAAATCAAGGAATCGGAAAGACAGAATCGGTAATAGTAGAATATGGTGCTTTTTCTGATGGGTTTTCTAATGGATTTGATATACAAATAATAAGATAATACTATGAGCTTAACTAAAGACCAATTAAGAGCATCGAATACTAATTCGTTTCCTAATAATAATTCTCAAGCTATTACACCAGAGATTCTAAGGGATTTCAATACAGAAATGATTGATTCTCTTGTTGATGAAGTTTCTTTTAGTGGTTCAACAGAACCTATGATTTCATCATCTCTTGCAACTGCGAGTTTTGATACTGTTAGTAGAGACATGACTTTCACAAAGAATGATGGAACTCAGTTCGATGTAAACATACCAGGTGGTGGTACTGGTACAGCAGATACAGGTTCATTACTTGTAACTGCATCTGTAGCTGATGCAACAATCACATATACAAAAGGTGATGGTTCTCAATTTACAAATACTATAAATAATGTACAGTTTGCTACTCAATCAGAAGACCTTTATATTCATGTAAAGAATACAAGTGGTTCACCAATCAACAAAGGATTAGCAGTTCATGCAACAGGTGTAACAGGAGAAAATATAAATGTAATCCTTGCAGATTCTTCTACACCTTCTTCTATGCCAGCCATTGGTATCTTAGAAGAAACATTAGCAGCAAATGCTGTAGGTAGAGCAATCGTTGCTGGTAGATTAAGAAATGTCGATACAAGTGGATTAGCTGCAGGAGAAAATGTATATGTAAATGGAGCTGGAGTACTAACAGTAAATGCACCAACAGGTTCAGATTTAGTACAATCTATTGGTGTTGCAGGTAAAATAAATGCAACTGAAGGTGAGATAATTATACAAGGAGCAGGTAGGGTAAATGCTTTACCAAACATTACAGAAGGATATGTATGGGTAGGAGGTGCTGAATCAGTACCAACAACATTAGCTACTTCATCTATTGCATTTGTAGATAGAGATAACACATTTACAGGCACACAATCATTTGATAACATTACAGTTAGTGGTACTGGTTCATTTGCTTATATAGAATCAGTAACAGGTTCAGCTAAGATTATCGGTGATGCCTTTATACAACTTAACACAGATACACCAGCTGTAAGATTTGGTGGTGTTAAAGTAATTGATTCTGGCTCAGGTGCTGGTACAGGTTCTTTTGAATACGATTCTGAAACTAACCATTGGTTATACACAGCAGAAGATGGACATTCAGCAGGATTTATATCAGGTCCAACAGGCTCAGACAAATCAAACATTATACATTTAACACAAGATACTATTCCTATTGCTAATGGTGATAATCATTTAGCAGATTCAGGAATAACAAAAATTAATGCTAACTCATATCAAGTAGCAGATAACTTAACTGCAAGAACATCGTTAAACACAAGTGGTTCTGCAGGTAAATCATATGTTAGTATATCATCAGCTGATGGTGGTAATGGTTCTAACTTTTTCCAAATGAACCAAACTACTTTAGGTGCACTTACACAGATACAACAAAATGATGGTGATGGTGGACAAAACATGGTACTTACCAAAGGTGGTGTAGGACAAATTACTCTTAACTTAGATGGTACATCAGGTCAAGCACATGGTGATTTTGCAAATGGAACTAATGGACAATCTGCATTTGTTGGTTCTCCATTTATACAAATAGCAGACCAAGCAAGTGGTATAGATAGAAGAATTATATTAGCAGCTAAAGCATCAAACATAACAGGTGGAGGATTATCATCACCAAACCCAACATTAGCAATTGCAACAGGTGCAGGTTTACAAGAAGTATTCCAATTCCAAGATGCTAGTGTTTATACTGATGGTACAGTAGTTGCACATACACCTATGAACTTTAGTGGTTCTATTACAGGCTCAACTACAATTTATGATGAAACTATTATTAGTGGTACATTCTCAACAGAACCTTCACAATCAGTAACGATAGGACAACAACCAGGTTTACCTTTAAACTCAGAAAGAGAATTTATTGGTTTACCAACTTATACTGATTTAAGTGGTATTGGTGGTAATACCTTTGATAATGAATCAGGTATCTACCTAAAAGGTAATGCAAGTTCTCAAGATGCTGGAGCTCTAAGAATTAAATACTCTGGTGGAGGTGGTTCATTCTTCTCTGTAACAAACTTTGGTCCAAATCAATTTGGTTCATTTTTACTACCAAGTGGTTCAGGAGCTACTGGATATACACAAGCATTTGGACAAGTACAATATCCTGGTGGTGTACCACAAGGACAATATTTTATAGATGCTGATGCAGTACAAATAGGTACAAACAAATCAAATGCAAGTATCGAGTTTGGTAACCCTGCTTATTCAGACCCAATCAAGTTTAATACAGGTATAATTGTTGGTAATCCTGGTAGTGGATATAACCCTAACTTTAGAGCACAGATTGATGGTACAATAACTGCATCATTATCCGAAGGATATGTGTGGGTAGGTGATAGTAATAATACATCAGTACTTGCAGCTACTTCATCATTCGGTGGAGGTGGAGGTGGTCCAGCAACTGTTACAACTGTAACACCATCTGCTGGTACTGCAACTCTTGATTTATCATTAGGTACAAAATTCTATTTAGATATCCCAACAGGTACAACAACAGATATCGCAGTAAGTAACAGAGCTGATGGACAATCGTTCTCATTATTAGTATCACAATCATCTGCAGCTACAGGTTCACTATCGTTTACAGATAGTACATTTAAATTTGCAGGTGGTACTGATTTCCAAGCAACTGATGCAGTATCTTCAGAAGATATCATATCATTTGAAATATATAATAACTCAGATGGTGCAGGTAATCAGTACATATATGCAGCATCTGTTAAAAACTTAGTATAATATGAGTTTAGGATTCCACAACACGGCATTCCCTAAAGTAAACACACGAGATACAAGAAGTAGCTTTTACGATGCTTTTGGGAGTTATTACTCACCTAACAATGTAACTACTTCTTCAGTAGCAGGATTTGAATCAGGTGTTTCTGCTTCTTATTCTGCTTTTACAGAAACTCATGGTGGTACTTGTACTGCAGCTATTTCATCAACTGGTAAATTAGCTGTTTGTTATGAATCCTCAACAACTTTATCTATCTATAATGGTATAGGTGGTGGTGAGAATACTGTTAACTTACCTGGTGGTGCTGATAATTGGAGAGGTATGGTTTACAATCCTGACTCTAATTACTTTGTAGTAACAGCAGATAGAGCAGTAGCAGTAGAAGCTGATACTGCAGCAACTTCAAGTATTACTTTACCTTATGGTTCATCACAAACATGGGGTAGTGTACAATATGAAGGAGACCATTATATAGCTCCTATATTTGGTAGTACAACACAAATCGGTAGATTATCAATGACTACAGGTGGTTTTAACACCTCTACACTTATTGGTTCATCATTTACTTCTACAACAAACTTTGGTTCACCTGCAATGTCAAGAGATGGTGTGTTAGTATGGGCTGGTGAAGGTAATGGAGATGTAAAAGAATACGATATAGTAAACGATACATTTAGTACAATATCAGGTGGTATCCAATATGCAGGTTATCAAGGATGGGCTCCACTACCAAATGGTAAATTATTTAGTCCTGGTTGGAATAGTTCTAACTATATGTTATACACACCAGCAAGTTTAAATGGTGGTACATCAAAAATAGATGTAATTGCAAAAGGATTCTCAACAACATCATTTGGGCCTTGGAGTAATGTATTTACAGGTCTTGATGGTAATGCTTGGTATTCATCATCAAAAGGTGTATCACAGATAGGTGGTATCTATACTGATTTATATTGTTACAATTGGAGAGAGAATATATTCTTTAAAACACAATATAAATTACCAGCAAACTCAACAGGTGGTGATAGACAGAATCAAGCAATAGTTTGTATGCCTGATGGTAGATTATTTATAGCTCCTAACAATGGTGCTAGTGTTTATTACACAGTAAAAATATTTGATACGAACAATACAACAGATATGAACTCACGAGTAAATGGCTTATTGCCAGATACCGGTAACTAAAAATAAAGTATATAAAAATATAAAATTTAAAAGTTTACCGATATAATTGTTATATTGGTAAGATATATCATTTAATACAAAACAAAAAAGAGAGAAAATTATGAATTCAAACACAGTATTAGGTAAGATAATGGCTTTACTATCTTTAGAATCTAAAGAAGGTGAAGAAAAACTTACTGTAGCAAAATTAGCTGATGGTACTCTTGTTGAATCTCCAACTTTTGATGTGGGAGAACCTGTTGAGGTTATCCACGAAGATGGAACAAAAACTCCTGCTCCTGATGGAGAACACTTATTAGAGTTAAGAGATGAGTCTGATAACATTAACAGAATCAAAATCTTTACTGAAGGTGGAATCATCAAGGAAAGAGAAAATGTTGAAATCGAAGCAAAAGAACACGAAGATAAAGAAGAGGAGATGGCTGATGTAACAACAGAGGAGGTAAAAGACTTACCTGAATCTGGAACGAAATCAGAAGAATCTGAGCAAGTAGCTCTTGAAGAACATGATTCTAAAGAAGAAGAAATGATTGACGAGGAGGTGGTTGACAAAGACGCTGAAGAAATTGACTTAGGCGATATGAAAACTAAACTCGAAGAGCATGATTCTAAGGTTGAAGAACTTAAAGAAAGAATCGAAGAACTTGAGTCTGCTATCAAAGAGATGGCTGATGAAAAAGAAAAATTAGAGGAAGAAGAAAAGAAAGAGGAAGAATTAGAATCTAAGAAATTAGATGGTGCTCCTGTTGAAGAGTCTTCATACTTTAGTAAAAGAAACAAAGGAGATTACAAGATTAAATCTTATACAAACTCCGTTATTTCGAAAATGTACAAATAATAAAAAAACTTAATTTAAAAGAGAGAAAAAATGAGAAAATTACAAAATTTCACAACTGGTCAACCGGTAATTTCCAACTCTACATACGCTGGTGAAGCGGCTGCAGGGTATATCGGAGCGGCTTTACTTTCTGCTAGAACTCTTGACAACCAATTAGTAACAATCAAACCAAATGTAAAATTCAAAGAAGTTATACAGAAGGTTGATGTTTCTGGTATTGTACAAGACGCTTCTTGTGACTTCGTTACAAGTGGTTCAGTTTCTATCGAAGAAAGAATACTTGAGCCTAAAGAGCTACAAGTTAACTTATCACTTTGCAAACAAGAATTTGTTGATTCTTGGAATGCTTTACAATTAGGATTCTCTGCATTCGATGAAATCCCAAGAGATTTTAACGATTACTTAGTATCTTATGTTGGAGGAAAAGTAGCAGAAGCTACAGAACAATCAATCTGGCAAGGTTCATCATCTACAAATGGTGAGTTTGGTGGATTCGAAAATGCTTTATCTGCATCAGCAGCAACTTTACTAACTACTGCAGTACAACCTGCAAGAGTTGATGGAACAGGTGCTATTATATCTGGTTCTATTACAGCAGCGAATGTTGTAGATAGATTACAAGATGTTTATGACACTATTCCTTCTACTGTATATGGTAAAGAAGATTTAGTTATCTACATCGGTTCTAAAACTGCAAGAGCTTATCAATCAGCACTTTCAGGATTAGCTGACCCTGTAAACAATTCTTACAACAACCAATTGAATGTTGGTGAAAAACCACTTAACTTCCAAGGTATTGAATTAGTTCTTTGTCCTGGTATGAGTGATGACAAGATTGTTGCAGCTCAAAAATCTAACCTATTCTTTGGTACAGGTTTAATGAGTGATTACAACGAGGTACGCGTGCTAGACATGGCTAATTTAGACGGAAGTCAGAATTACAGAGTTATCATGAGATATACTGCTGGAACTCAATTCGGAGTTGGTTCTGATATCGTTTATTTTGGAGCATTTTAATAAGTTTAACAATTAATTATAAAAAGGAGAAACTATGAGTTGTTTAATTAACAAAGGAAGAAACGAAGTATGTAAAGATTCAGTAGGTGGACTGCAGGGTGTTTACTTCATTAACTTCGAATCAGGTTCTTTTACTAAGAACGCTGACGGTGAAATCACTTCATTGAGTGGTTCAACTGCTTATTTTTACGAACTCAAAGGTACTTCTACTTATACAGAAACTGTCAACTCTTCGCGAGAGAATGGTACAACATTCTTTTCTCAAGAGACTGTACTTAACTTGAAAAAGTTAACTAACAGTATGACAACTCAATTAAAATTGTTAGCTTATGGCAGACCTCAAATTATTGTATGGACTAATAGTGGAGATGCATTATTAGCTGGAGAAGAACATGGAAATGATTTAACTGCAGGTACAATCCAAACTGGTGGAGCACTTGGTGACCTTTATGGTTACTCTGCTACTTTCACAGGTGAAGAGAAATTACCAGCAGCTTTCTTAAGTGGTTCTACTACAACTAACCCATTCGCTGGTTTAGTAGCTGGTCCAACAATCGTATATGGTACGAATGACTAATAATATTCGATAAGTAGATAATTACTTTGAGAACTTATAAAATTAAAAAACCCTTCCTTGATTGGAGGGGTTTTTTTATGCCTAATGGTGAGGTATGACTGAGTTATGTTTAGATAACTATAAGTTATTTCTTGTTTGTTATATTCATAAAGATTAGAATTATGCTTAGTTATTATATCTCTCAATCTAATGAATTCGTTATCCGCACACAAGATACTGCCTCTGTCATAACTGATGGTACAGGTAGTGGTGAGCAGTTAACACTAATATTAGAGGATATGTTAACATATTCTCAATCTTATTATCCTTTACCAACAAGTTCTTATTCATGGAATCCATATGAGAACATTTTAACTTTTTCACAATCGTTAGAGAATCAGGTAGAGACAGGACAACAATTTATTGTACACATTAGTGGTAGTGTTAGTGGTAGTATATACAATGGTAGTATGGCAATATTCTCATCACAATCAGTAACACCTGAAGATAAAACAGTATATACAACTCAAAACGAAGAGTTTATCTCTAATGTTACCAACAACGATTATATAGTAATGTAATATGAAAAAAGAACAGAACTTTAACATTGTAAACTTTACAAGACAGGATATTCCTATTGTAACCGAAGATATTAAAACAAGATATCAATGGGTGCCTGTTGGAATACTTGAACAAGATGATTACTTCGGTTTAATTACTGAGGCTTATAATACATCTACAACAAATGCAGCTGCAGTTGATGGTGTAGCTGATTTAGTATATGGTAAAGGTCTCTTTACAAAAGAAGAAGAGAAACAAATAAAATTAGATAAAATCATTCCACCAGAAGATTTAAGAAAAGTATCATTTGATTTAAAATTGTATGGTAATGCTGCATTCCAAGTAATATGGAATGAATCACATACACAGATACTTAAGATGTATCATACACCTGTACAAAATCTTCGTGCTAAGAAAATACATCACTTAGGTAAAGTAGAAGGTTACTACTATTGTGTGGATTGGACTGATATGAGAAAACAGAAACAAAAGAAGTATTTACCTTCTTTTGGTTCATCTAATGAAGAAATAGAAGTACTATATGTTAAAGAGTACGAACCTAACAGATATTACTATTCATTACCTGATTGGATAAGTGCATTACAATTCTCATTCTCAGAAGCTGAGTTATCTAACTTACACCTTAACAATATCGAGAATGGATTCTTGCCAGTTGCAATGGTTAACTTCAATAATGGAGTTCCTGCACCTGAAGAAAGACAAACAATAGAAGCACTATTAGAATCTAAATTTACAGGTACAAGAAATGCTGGTAGATTTATGGTATCGTTTAATGATGATGCTGTAAACAAACCTACAATAGATACACTTCCGATGGAGAACTTACATGAGAAATATCAGTATGTTGCTGAATATGCTCAAGATAGAATTCTCGTGGCTCATAGAATTGTTTCCCCATTACTATTTGGAATCAGAACTGCGAATAATGGATTCTCTTCTCAATCGGAAGAAATGAAAACTGCATATTCTATTATGCAAACTATGACAATATTCCCTTTCCAAAACCTTTTAATTAACTCTATATACCATGCATTTAGAGTTGGTGGTATCGATATATCAGAATTATATTTTGAACAACTTACACCTCTTGTAATCCTTTCTACAACTGCTGAAGAAACAGATAGTTCAGTAGAAGAAGTACAAGAAACAATCGATGATAACCTACAAGGTGGTGAAGGTGAACAAACTGAATCAGAAGAACAACAATTAACAGAAGAGTATGAACCTCTAAGACCAAGTGATTTTGGTTTTGAAGCATACTATAAAGACTAATAAGATTATGGCATTTGGATTATTAATAACACGAAACGATATTATCAAGAACACACCACTTGGTGGTGCAGTTGATGCGGATGCTCTTCTACCATTTATCAGAACAGCACAAGAAAAATACATTCTTAACTTGTTAGGTACTGTATTGTATAATAAATTACAAGATGATGTAGAATCACAAACTGCATTTACAGGATATTACCAAACACTTGTAGAAGAATATGTAAAACCTACATTAATTTGGTATGGATGTGTAGAATATATTCCATTCAGTGCTATATCTTTTAAATCTGCAGGAGCAGTAAAACAAAACTCAGAAACAGGTGTATCACCAAGTAAAACAGAAGTAGATTATCTATTATCTAAAGCATTAAACAATGCAGATTACTACTCAACAAGATTACAAGATTGGTTGATAGCAAATAACACGAATGTACCTGAATACAATGAATCAACAGGTGATTCTACAATGATTTATCCTGACCAATCAAATCAGTACTTTGGAGGGATAGAACTATAAAAAATATTATATTATGAGTACACCATCACAAACACCTAATAGAGCTCAGATTACAAAGGATAGTGCAGTTAACTTTTCTTTGTATTACAATACTTTAAACTTCTTCAAAACAATTATGAAGAATCATCCAAGTATTTCAAAAGTATCTCAAGGTGATATATTCAATTTTGATACAACAGAGTTTCCACAATATCCTATTGGTAATGTAATGATTACTAATGCAAGATTTGAAGGAAGTACTACAAATTATCAAATACAATTAATCGTTGCTGATAAATCAGTAACACTTAATGATGGTGATTTACCTAATAGAACAGATAATAAACAAGAAGTACCATTTTATGGTACAGATGATACAGTAGATATTCATGCTAACACATTGAGTATCTTAAATGATTTAACAGCTTATGTTCAGAAAGGGAACTATGGAATGGAGGTGAATGGGTTAATATCCTGTGAACCTTTTGCAGAGCGGTTTAACAATGGGCTGGTCGGATGGTCAGCCGATTTCGAACTAACTGTACACAACGATAGAAACCGTTGTCTTTTTTTTTTGATGCCACCTAGCGGTAGCTATTGGAGAATTGAAGATTGTGAAACAGGAGATTTATTTAATGCAGTATTAGCAACAACAGGTTCATTAGGACAAGTATTTGCTACAAAGTATGTACCAGCTCCAACAGGTTTCTTAGAATCGTATGAGAACATAAGATGTTTTGAAATAAAAGAAAAAATAGAAAATAGAGATGATTATCAATTTTATAACTTACCTGTACTTGAGATACCTTACGAGGATTTTGGAACTTGTGAGTTATGTGAATTATGGACAAATCCTAAAGTTTGGGATACAACACCTGAACGATGGGATAACAACCAACCAGATGATGCTCTCAGAAAGTGGATATACACTTAAAAATAATAAAATAAAGATATGAGTAACTTAAGTAATTTATTTATAAGTCAATCCTTCTATGGGATTATAAATTTAGAAAACTCTCTTGAGCCATTATCATCGGCAAGTACTGATGTGCAATTACAAGATGGTGTTGGAGAAAATATAGGATTGAAGATATTATCAGGTTCAAATAACTTTGCATTCCAAAGTGATGTTCATGTTGGTAATAATCTAATTGTAAGTGGTAATACAGATTTAAAAGGTGATGTAGAAGTTACTGGCTCTGTTGATATAAGTGGTTCACTTAGATTACATGGAGATAAAGTACTTTCAGGCTCACTTGATGTATTAGGTAGTATCACTGCTAGTAATTCTATTAGTACATCTCAAGATATATTTGCAGCTACTGCATCATTTGATACAATCAATGCAAGAAAATTAAATGTAACAATAGAATCATCATCTGTAATCTTTTCAAGTGGTTCGAATGTATTAGGTGATGAACCAACAGATACACAAATCTTAAGTGGTTCTGTATTCATTCCTAATGTAGAATATCTTGCTGGTAATCCTGTTGATACAGATACTCGTATCAATAACTTAAATGCATCATCAGCATCACAAGAACAATCGATAGATTCTTTAAACTCATATACTCAATCTGCCGATGTTAGATTCTCTACGATAGGTCAAGTTACCTCTTCGTTGAATTCGTTCACTGCATCTCAAGAAAACATCAATGCGGGGTACAATTCGTTTACACAATCAACAGATGTTAGGTTAAGTAACATAGAAACTTACACTTCATCAGCAGATTTACGATTTGATGCGATACAACAAGTAACAGAATCATTACAAGCATATACATCATCTGCAGATATTAGATTTAGTAATTTAGAAATCACATCTGCATCTGTAAACAACTCTGTTAGTTTACTAAACTCTTACACACAATCTAACGATACATACATCAATAATTTATCTGCAAGTATAAGTGGTGGACAACATATACAAGACCAGAGATTAGATTCATTAGAATCATTCACAGGCTCACTTGTAACTGATTTTGTAAGTACTACAACATTCAATGATTACACATCATCTACTGATAATAGATTATATTACTTAGAACTCAATAGTGGTTCACAACAAGTTAGTATAGATAATATAAATTTATTTACTTCATCAATACAAACAGAAGTAGATGGATTATCAGCTGAAACTGCATCTTATGCAAGATTAGATAGAGATAATGATTTTAGTGGTTCACAAATTATTACAGGTTCGGTAAATGGACATGTAGAAAATATATCAGTTGCATCAGCAACTGCATCAATTGATTGTTCACTTGGTAACTTCTTTACTGTAACTCTTCCAGCAACAAATACTGAATTAGTTGCAACTAATGTAACACCAGGTCAAACAATCTCATTAAGATTACAATCACAAGTAAATGCATCTATGACTTATACAGATGGTAGTATTAAGTTCCCATCAGGATTAGAGTATGTTCCATCTACAACAAGTTCATATGATTTAGTAACATTTGTATCATTTGATAATAATTCATTGGTAGGTGCAGCACTTAATACATTTAATATAAGTTAATAAATTATGAGGTTTACACCAGTAACACACTTTGCATCGGGTCAATTAGAACCTTGTGTAACTGCTATAGGTAGTGGCTCAGTTTCTTCTTCATTCCAAGTAGGAAATGTAAATTGGAATCTGTATCTATTTACTTCTTCAGTACAACAAGGTGGTTCACCATCTTTATCACCTGAAACATACCAATTCGAAGTTTTAGATGGTTCTACAACACGAGCTATCGTAGGAGTAATCGGTGGTGGTGGTAGTGGTGGTAACAATGGATTAGCTAGTACCGATGGTGCTGGTGGAGGAGGTGGTGGTGTTAACATCGTATCAGATGTACAACTATTCGAAGATGCAACATATACTATTACTATTGGACATGGTGGAGATAGAAGTGAAGAAGCAACTTCAGGTATAAGACTAGGTGAGGATGGACAAGATTCTTCTTTCTCACAAGATGGTGGTAGTTTTATAATTACTGCTACAGGTGGTAGTGGTGGTTCAGGTTCTCTTGGAGGTGCTAGTGGTACTCCATTAGGTAACACAACAACATTTGGTAACTATGGTGGTAATGGTGCATTACAAGCTAGTTCAGGTTCTGAAGGTGGATATGGATTCTCTGTATATTTTGGTGGAGGTTATTTACTAAGAGCAGGTGGTGGTGGAGCTAAAGAAGGTACTGCTGCAAGTGGACTAAGTGCAAAAGCATTTGGTGGAGGTAGTGGACTTATTGGCCAAGGTATCAATGGAGCTGGTGGTGAACTAAGAGATGATGGTAGTGGTACAACTGTACAAGCCTTTGGTGGTGGAGGTGGAGGTGGAGAATATTATATCCCTGCAAATAATAACTATGTAACTTCATTTGGTGGTGGTGGAGCTGTATTTATTTGTGTTCCTACAAACTTATGTACAGGTTCTTTATACTCACCATCAGGAGAATATAGAAGTTTCTTACATAGTAACTATATATCAACAAAATTACAATCATTTGGTAAAGCACCATATGAGCAATTCGTAACTAATTTAGTTACAGGTGGACAAAACTTAGACCATTACTTTACTTATGATACTGGTTCTGATATTAAATCTGCAGCATTATATGCAAATTATACCTCATCTGCAAATGCAATCATTGCACCTCAATCAGGTATAGGTTCTGGTTCATTTGCGGGTGATTTAGATATAGGACCTAATATTGGTACAAATGATTATTATTCTTGTTCATTAGATAATGTTGATGTATCAAATGGATTTAGTATAGAATGGTATGGTAAACCACCTAATAGTACCGCATATATTGCATGGGCTCTAACAGATGGTATATATCCAACCGATAACCCTTCAGTAAAATTCTATAAAGATTATATAGATTTATATGATGATGTTGGTGCTAAAACTACAATCAATGCAACTGTATTCCCATCAGGTTTATCACATCATGTTGTTACTTATGGTGGTGGAACAATTAAGTGGTATATTAATGGTACACTTGATACAACAACTACTTATACAATCTCTAATAACTTAGATAATCCTGAGTTACAAATAGGTGAACCAAATACACCAGGTAATTCAGACCAGTATAACAGAGTATTTAGAGTTTATACAACAGATTTAAACTCAACACAAGTAACACAAAATTATAACGCAGCAACATCGTAATGAAAGAACTAAGAGATTTAGCAAAAGTATATAAACAGAAAGCATTACAAGCTATCAATCCTGGTGTGCCTTATAAAAAGTATAAGAAGACAGGTAGTTCTAAAGCATATAAGACTGGTAATTTATATAGAAGTGTAGCACAAGAAAACAGAATCAATACCATGTTCACAGAAGATAAGAGAACAGGTAAGATGAAGTTTACATTTAAATTCAATGTACCTTCTTATGCAAAATATGTTCATTATGGTACAAAGAATATGGAAGCTAGACCTTTCGCACAGATAGCTGCAGAATCACCTGAGTTCAAGAAAACCAAAGATGAACTAATGAATACAAAATCAGCAGAACTACTCGAAGATATCTTTGGTGATTTAAATAAGATGTGGGCTAGTGGTGGTGATAACCTCTCAGTACAATAGTATCCGATATATATAATTTCTTTATTGTTATAATATAAAAGTTAAATTTATGGCTTTATCTATTATACAAAACCCAGCTGATGTATCTCTAGCACAATCACCTATTGCTTTTGCTGTATCTGAGTCAAATGCGAATGTGTTTACCTCATCTTCTATGCAGTATATTGCTGAATTGTACTTTTGGACAGGCTCTACAACAGATAGTGGTTCATCTGCTAACTACACATTACAAAAATATCCTAATACATCAAGAACAGGTATATTTGATGTTTCTCGTATTATTAACTCTGAGTTGAGTGATATAGTACAAGAAGTAAGTTCTTCTGTTAGATACTTTGCTATCGATTCCTATGTACAATATCTAAGTGGTTCTACTTTCTTAACAGGCTCTCATGTTCGTTCTAACACATTTAAAGCTATTGATGGATACTCAGTATTCCAAGAACCAATATCAGAGAGTATAAGTGATAAAACACCATTCTGGCCTATGATGACAGATGTAGATACTACACAATCTTATCAAGATGGTAACTATGGTAGATTATCTATATGGAAAGGTGCTGGTTCTGATTTAAGTACAACACAATTAATTTATTCAGGTAACTTAGATGATAACAACTTTGTTGTAACAACAGGTCAAACAAATACAACTAATATGGTTGGTACATTCCCTATATCACCAAACGAACCTGATTGGCCATTAGACCCTGGTACAAGTGAGTTTTCTATACAAGCTTTTGCAGGTGCAAGTGCAGTATCAAGTAAAATAAACTTCAAAGAAGTTTGTCAAACAAAATATGATAACATTAGAATCAAGTGGAAAAATAGATATGGACAGTTTGATTACTTTAACTTTAATTTAGTATCTCGTCAAGCTATGAGTACAAGTAGACAAAGATATCAACCACAAATCGGTTCTTGGAATAACAGAACACTTACATATGAGAAATACGAGAACTCTGTACAAAATTACATTGTAGATTCAGACCAGACTTTATCAGTTAATACTGATTATGTTAAAGAATCATACAATGATATATTTAAACAACTAATGGTATCAGATGAAATCTATTGGATAACAGAAGAAGGTAATCCTGAAAATGTATTACCATTAGCATTACAATCTACAAACTTTGCACAAAAAACTGAGAAAGTAGATAAACTTATTCAATATTCTTTTGATTTCATTAGAGGACAAGGATATAAATTAATTATATAATAAAAACATGACAATATGTCAGTAGTAAGCGGAAGAAATTCGATATTCAAGATTATTGCAAGAGGGGTTACCTTAGACCAATACGATGATGAAGATATATTTTTATCAAACAATGTAACAGGTTTATTCGATATAGGTAAACTACCCTCTGATTTTACTCGTCAGATAACCTTACCAGGTACTAAGAGAAATAATGAGTTCTTTGAGCATGTATATGATATATCTGTTGATGAACCTTTTTTGTTTAAAACAAATGAAAAGGTAATCGCTCAGTTTGATTTTGATGGTTTCTATGTTGCACAAGGATATATGCAGTTAGAGAATGTAGTTATCAAAGAAAACAAATTTATAGATTCTTATACAGTTTCTATATTTGGTTTATTATCTTCGTTCTCAAGAGATTTACAAAGTACACTACTTACAGATTTAGACCCATTACAAATATATGACCATACAGCATCTTATGAAATAATAGAAGAATCAATGAGTGGTTCTATGTCAACGAAACCTGATACTATTACAAATAGTGGTTCGTTTGCTGCTGGTGATATTATATATCCTATTGTAGATTATGGTGAAGGATATACATTACAAGCCTCTTTACCTGATAATGATTTTGGTATAGATACATACGATGGTGGTGAATTAAATGTATTAGATTTTAAACCAGCGATTAGAATCAATAAAGTAATTGATGCAATCTTTGAACAATCACAATATACCTACGAATCAGAATTCTTATCATCATCATTCTTTGATAATCAATATGTACTTTGTGATAATGGAAATAAAAGAGCTGTATATGATGGTGTAGATTTAAATACAGAAGGATTGATAAAGGTAGGCCCTATTAGTGGTTCATCTGTACCACATACATGGACTTCTGCTGGTGTATCAGAATCATTAGATTTCCAAAATGTAGAGTATGACCCATCACTTAAAGTAAGTGGTTCTTTGTATAATATGACAAACAATATGGGTGTATCAGGTGCAGGAGTTGGTTGTCAAACATCTATGACAGTTAAATTTAACTTCCTTGTTAGTGGTTCTGATTCTACTATATCAATACCACAGATTAGTTTATTCTTCAAAGAAACACCACAATCAGGTTCTTTCCAAGGCCCTATTGTACCTCTTGATTTTATGAATGAACAAATCAGACAAAGAATACGAGGTAAATCAGGTACAGGTGAAGAATCATTTACCTTAGAACAGAAAATACAAACTACCTTGTTTAGAGGACATACCTATGACCCACAATTGTTTATTAGTGGTTATCTTGGTTCTACTGGTGCTAAATTTATATTAGGACCTGAAGGTAACTCAGAATCTTATTTAGAGGTTACTAAATTAAATGAGATTGCTGATTTTAGAATCATGAGAATAAAACCTAATATGCCTTTTGCAACAAAAGGTATTTCATCATTAGAGTTTTTACAAGGAGTACAAAAGAAATACAATCTACAAATTTATCCAAGTAAAACGAAACCAAGACATTTTATTATCAAACAATTTAATGATTGGTATAAAGAAGGTAAAGTAGTTTCGTTTGATAGATTTATTGATTTGAATAAAAAAATAAAAGTAATACCTGCAAACAACTTAGGTGTTAGAAACTTAGAGTTTGGTGATACATTAGATTTAGATTTTATATCACAAGATTTTAATAAAACAAATAACAGAGAGTATGGTAAAACATACTATACAGATACAGAGAACTTTTTCTCACAAGGACAATATAAAGTAGAATCAGAGTTTTCATCATCTCCATTAAGATATGTAGGTGGTACAGGTGCAGAAGGAACAGGTGCTGCGAATCAAGGTACACTATTCTCTGCTAATCCTGGTTCATCATCAACATCAGCTTGTGGTGGTACACCAAACTCAAGTTATTATCATAATGGTTCGGGTACTTATCCTGTAGCTGGTGATAGAATATTTACTGATATCAACATGACAATACCAGCAACACTAATAAACTACTTCTATGTACTTAGTCCAGGTGATGATTTATTAGTAATGAATCCTGGTAGTGCACAAGTACTTAGTGTTGGTAGTTGTATTGGTGGTGGAGGCCCAACAAGTTAAAAATATAAGATTATGAGTAGACAAAAAATGTTTATACCAACTTTTATCTCTAATGCAGATTTCGAATCTGCAAGAGTAAGACCGCGTGTATTTTTCTATAACGGTCAAGTTGAAACAAATGGATATGTACTTGGTGGTAAGAATAATAAAGCTGGTTTTAGTTCTAACTATCAATTGAATACACTATTCCCTTATATAGACCATTTCTCATCAGGTTCATCTGCTAGTACATTTAATAATAGATTTCCTGATGCTAATTCTGAATCTCTATTATATTTTAACGAAACACCAGCATATGGTGAAGAACAACCAACAGGTTCTTTATATACAGAGTATTGGAGTAAGTATGTTGCATTATTATACAATCCTAAAACAAGATTGATAGAATGTTCAGCAGTATTACCATTTGCAGATTATGTAGATTTAGAACTGAATGATATAATTGAATGGAGAGGTAATCACTACCATCTTCGTGCAATAAACAAATACAACCTTAAAACAGGTGAATGTGAAATACAACTATTAGGCCCAATCATCCAAGATGCGTTGGATAACCAATATACTTAATTAAAATTGTTATATTAGTATGATAAAAGATGTAATACAAAAATTACAAGAGAAAGATTTTTACAATGTTAGTGAAGATATAGATATTGCTAAAGGTAAGTATCAGATACCAAGAACATTTAAAGATTTAAAAAACCTATTTAAAAGAATATAATGGCAGATAACACAGTAACATACAACGCAGTAATTGATGTGGATACAAGAGGTGTACAAGATGTAGATGTTCTTAACAGAGCAGTACAAACATCTGTTGGTGCCTTTGATACACTTAACCAAGCAATCGGTGAAACTGAAGATGCGTTAGGTAAGTTAGACCCTGTCAAAGATGCAAAGAAATTTAAAGTATTACAAAAAGAAATAAAAGAATTAAGAGATAGACAAGAAGATGTAGAGATTGCATCTCGTAGATTCACAGAAGCACTTGCAGAACAACCAGGTATTATTGGTTTAGTAGGTGGTTCATTAGATGGTTTGAGAGGTACTATGAAAGTATTCATGGCAAACCCAATCATTGCAGTTGTAACGGCTATTGCTGGTGCATTTCTTGCGATGAGAGAATCTCTAACTAAAACATCAGAAGGACAAGAAACACTAAACAGAATATCAGCAGCATTTGGTAAGATTGCAGGCCCTATCTTTGCATTAATAGAAAAGATAGCATTACCAATCTTTGAAGGGTTTGCTAAAGTAATAGAGAAGGTTGCTAGTGGTATTAATAGATTTGCTAAGTTCTTAGGTATCTCATCAGAAAAGATTGAAGAGGCATCTCGTAATTCATCTGAGGTATTACAAACAGCATACGAAGAAGAAGAGAAAAGACAAGAAGAACAAACTAAGAAACAAGAAGAAGAATCTCAGAAAAGATTAGATAATCTTAAAGAAGAAGCAGATAAGAAGAAAGCCTTGATGGAATCTGCGGCTAAGATACAAGATGAAGCTGAGTTATCTTTACTTGATAAGAAACAAAGAGAGATTGTAGAAAGAGAAAGAAGATTTAACGAAGAGTTAAAAATTCTTAAACAAGCTGGTTATGATGATTTTACAGCATTAGAAGCAGAATACAGAGCTGATTTACTTGCTATAGAAGATTCGTATAAAGAAGAAGTAAAAGATACAACAGAAGAAGATGCACAAGCACTGAAAGATGCTCAATCACAAAAAAGACAAGATGAGTTAAACTTTATTGAAGCTGATTTCAATCTTAGACAAGCTCTTAATCAATTAACATTTGAAGATTCTCTTAACTTACTTAACAAACAAAGAGAACTACAAAGAGAAGAATTAGTTGCAAATGATGCAACAAACAAACAACTCGTAGCATTTGATAAACAAACAGCTGCGATGAGAATACAAATCCAAGAAGATGAAGAACGAGCTAAGTTAGCAGTTGTATCTGATGCTCTTGGTATGATTGCACAAGCAGTTGGTGAAAATAGTATTGCTGGTAAAGCGGCGGCTGTTGCTCAAGCAACTATCAATACTTACTTAGGAGCTACTCAAGCTCTTGCAACTTATCCACCACCATTTGGTGCTATTGCTGCGGCTACTGTAATTGCAGCTGGTTTATTACAAGTTAAAAAGATTGTAAGTACTAAAGTACCAAAACCAGCAGGTAGTAAATTACCAGCAAAAGGATTTAGTAGTGGAGGAGCTGCATCACCTCCAACGATATCTGCTCCACAAGTAGAGACAGGAGCTGTATCACAAGCTAATACATCAACTCAGATTGCAGAAACAATCGCACAAAGTTCACAAAGACCAGTACAAGCTTATGTAGTATCAACAGCAGTATCAAGTACACAAGCATTGGATAGAAGAACGAATGCGGCGGCTACCTTTGGAGGAGGTGGATAAAACTATAAATTAACTAATAATTGTTAAATTAATATGAAACTATTTGAATTAACCATAGATGATGTACTGATGGATGAGGTGTTTGCTATCTCATTAGTAGAAGAACCTGCAATCGAAAGTAACTTCATGTGGTTCGATAAAGAAAAAGTACTATTTGAAAGAGTAGATAAAGAAAAAAGATTAGTAGTAGGTCCTGTTCTTATACCTAATAAAAAGATTTTTAGAGTTGATGGTGAAGGTAATGGATATGAAGTATTCTTTAAACCTGAAACAGTTGAGAAACTAGCACAAGGATATTTGAAAAAAGGATATCAATCTAAATCTACATTAGAACACAAAGAAAAAGTAGATGGTGTACATCTTGTAGAATCATGGATAAAAACAAATAAGTTAGATAAATCTAATTCTTATGGTTTGAATGTACCTGTTGGAACATGGATGGGTATGTTTAAAATCGATAACGATGAAATTTGGGAAGATTATGTGAAGAATGGTGAAGTTAAAGGCTTTTCGATAGAAGGTCTGTTCACTCACGATTTAGTAAAAGCATCATCGGTATCATTAGATGGTATATTAGAACAAGAAGCAACTTACCTATTAAATCAAATAAGAGCAATCATAAAGAAAGATAAAAGATACTCAGATGGTAAAAGAGTGGAGATGGAATCATATAATGATTATCCACAAGGAGTAAAGAATAACGCTAAAAGAGGTATTGAACTAAATAAAAAGATAAACAACAGATGTGCAACACCTGTTGGCAAAATAAGAGCACAACAGCTTGCACAAGGTAAACCCATCAGTATAGAGACAATCAAGCGCATGTACTCTTATCTGTCAAGAGCCGAAGCTCAATATAGAAAGAATGAAGGTGATAATGAAGCATGTTCAGTTGTCTCTTACTTATTATGGGGTGGTTTAGCTGGTTTAGGTTGGAGTAGAAATAAATTAAGAGAACAAGGTTTATTAGAAGCAGAAGTACAACCTCAAATAGATTCTACATATCCTGGTGAATCTAATACTATGGTAACAGGTTCAATAGATATATCAGAAGAGATTGCTAAGGTACAAGAACAAATAGATGCAAAGGCAGTTGCAACTTATGATGGTTTACCTCTTTACGAAACTAAAGAAGAAGCAGAAAAAGTAGCAATAGAAATCGGATGTGAAGGTTCTCACATACACAATATAAGTGGTAAAGATTTATATATGCCATGTGCAAAACATAGTGATACAACAGATAAATTATTGGGTGGTTCGATTGAGGATAGGAGAGAGGAATTAATTACACCAAATCCATGTCAGAGTGGTTACATAGCCATTGGTACAAAGATTAAAGATGGAAGAGAAGTACCTAATTGTGTTCCCGAGAAGTAAGATATGTTAGATA